TCGCAAGAACGCCGATGAGCGCCGGCATGTCGCTGGGCACGGAGAGGGTCACGGTGTCGGGCAGGGTCACGGCGGCGGGCTCGACGGTGGCGACGGGCTCGACTGAAGCGTGCCGCTCTTTGCGGGAGGCGTGGGTCACGGGGTTATCCTTTCGCCGCTTGGATGTTGACGCGGCGTTGTCTCAAGATGAGACTGGCCGACGTGCCCCGCAAACGCAACAACGACGAACTTGACGCGGTGCCCGTGGCCGGGCTGTCCACACGCGTTCAGGCATGGCTCGACCGAGAGCGCCAAGACGGCGAATCGGAGGCCATCTGGGTAGCTCGCATGCTCTGCGCGGACATCGAGGCGAAGCGGTGGGCACTGGAAAACGCGCTGGACGGCGACGAGAAGCGTCAAGCCGCGCTCGACCTCAAGGCGGTGTCCGAAGCTCGGCGCGCGCAGATGGAGATCATCGCTCGCGCCTCTGACGTGGAGCAGAAGAAGAGCGACGACGCGTTGCAGGCTCAAGCGTGGCGGCAGATGCAAGACGCGCTTGCGTTCCGTTCCGCGCGCAACGGGTCAGCCGACCTCGTTGAGAAGCCTCTTACCAAAGCGGAGAAGCGCTACCAGTGGGAGCACTCTCGCCCGAAGCCGTCGAAGTCTTAGCGCATCTCCGGGACGACTTCGAGGCGTTCTGCGAGCTGTGCGTGCGCATCCGTGCGCTTGCGGACGACGAGGACGACGACGCACCGACGCGCAAGAGCAAGGCGAAGCGGTGGCGCATCATTCCGCTTCGGCTGAACGACGAGCAACGGGCGGTTGTGGACACCATCTTGCGCGACGAAGCGGAGGGTCGAGGCTCCCGTATCATCGTCTTGAAGGCCCGCAAACTCGGCATCTCCACGGTGGTTCAGGCGCTTGCCTTCTGGTTCGGCTGCTTTCGTCCCGGCTGGCAGTCCGTCACCATCGCGCACATCGCCCCGTCTACCCGCGTCATCGCGCGCATGGGCGTCGATATGGCGAAGAACCTCCCAGAGCTGTTCCGACCCTACATGGGAGCCACGCCGAAGGAGGGCGGTATCGTCTGGGCGAACGGGTCCACGATGTCGGTGCAGACGCAGCGCTCCGACCACGCCGCTCGTGGGTCGTCCCCGTCGCTGCTGCACATGTCCGAGGTGGGTCTTTGGGACCACGGGCGACGGTCGAGCACCGCTGAGGAGTCAATCGCTGCAACGCTGGACGCGCTCGAGACCGACGGCGAGCGAGCGGCCCCGGGGACCATTGCCATCATCGAAAGCACGGCGAACGGCCAGCAAGGGTCGTTCTACGAGCGGTGGCAGCGAGCCTCAACCGGCGAGTCCGGGTGGACGCCGCTCTTCTTCCCGTGGCAGACGGCTCGAAAGCACATCTACCCGCTTCGCCCCGGCGACGCCGAGATGGTCGAGGCCATTGCGGCAGCACCGGACCCTATCGAAGCGTGGAAGACCTCGGGCGTGTTCACGACGTCGGCGGGCAAGTTCGACGCCGAAGCGGCTGACCTCTTCGCCCCGCGCGCCGTCGAGTACAACCTGAGCCCGGCGCAGGTCCGGTGGTACGTCGGCAAGTGGAACGAGAAGAACCGCGACATCGTCATCGTGGACCAAGAGTTCCCGCTGTCCCCGGCGCACGCGTTTGCGGCGTCGGGGCGTCCGGTGCTTCCGTCGTCGGTTGTCGAAGCCATCGCAGAGCCCGAGGTTCCGACGCCCATCTGGGCCGGCTGCCTCCCGATGGCAACCCCGGGCGACAAGCGCCGACTGCCCGACCAGTGGCGTGCGGCCATTGCCAATCCGGGGCGCTACTGGCGCATCTACGCTGAGCCGGTGTGGTCGTGGCGAGACCGGTACGCCATCGGGTGCGACGTCGCAGGAGGCGGTGGCCCCGACGCAAGCGCCATTCAAGTGCTCGACCGCGTGACCCGTCGCATCGTGGCCGAGTTCCACGGCGAGGACATCACTCCCGACGAGCTCGGGGTGCAGCTTGACGCGATAGGCCGGCTGTACGGTGGTGAGTCCGGCCCCGCCATGGTGGTTCCCGAGTGCAACAACCAGGGCATTGCCACGATTCGCAAGCTGCTCGACCTCGGATACCCGCGCATCTTCACGCGGACCCACCCCACGAACCACGCAGGCGCTCGCCCCGACGCATGGACGTCCATCTATGGCCACGAGACCAACCAGAGCACGCGACCCACCCTGCTCACGGCATGGCGCGCCGCATTGGTGCAGGGGGCACTCGTGGCGCACTCCCCGCGCTTCCAAGCGGAGTGCCGAACGCTGGTCTACGACGAGAACGGGCGCATGGACCACATCGCAGGCAAGCGGTCGGACCTCATCATCGCATCGGCCCTCGCGCTGGCCGGCGACCGCATCCTCCCCGCACCCATTGAGGTCACGGTGGTCAAGAACGACCCGAACAACATTGACTACCGGGAGTCGCTGCACCGCCCCGAACGGAGAAACCGATGGTTTGGCTCTCGCTGATTCTGTCCGTCGCGTCGCTCGCGCTGTCCGTCTGGGCGGTCTTGCGCTGCGGGTTGCGCACGTCTCATATTGAGAAAGCGCCTGAAGTGGTGCAGGCTGAGAGCGTCGCCCCGCATGACGAAGCGTGGCAACGGTTCGAGGTTCACCACCGGGCTGCATTCGAGCGGGCCGTGGAAGAGCGCCGAAAGCGCGCGAGAAAGGTGACGTGATGTGGCAAGCGCTACTTGGACTGATACCGAGCCTCATTGGTGCCGTGGCCGGCGCAGGAGACAAGCCATCCGAGCCGCCGCCGCCCCCGAGCCCAAAGCCTGAGTTCCAGCCGATGCAGCGTCAGCCGATGGCGTCGCGTCAGCCGGTCAATTTCGACCCCGGCGCGTCCGGTGGCGGTATCGACCCCAACGACACACGACTTCAGGCCATCCAGAGCCTGAGAGGGAAGCTGGGCCTATGATCCCCGTGTTCAAATCCAAGATGGACGAAGCCCCGAGCTACGACACGATGCGTCAGAGCGACGACGACGCGCGGGCGCAAGCCATCGCGAAGATGCGGGAGATGACGGCAGGCGCTCCGGCGCAAGCCATGGCACAACGCCCTGACACGTCGTCCATTCAGCTCCAAGCGCTCCGTCGGCAGAAGGGTCCAAGCGGGTCGCTGGCGGCGCTGCTCGCGGGTCTCTCGATGCCGCAGGGTCGCCCGATGCCGAGCCCGGGTCGAGGCTACGGCGCGTGAGCACGTCACCCGTTGCCGACTGGTACAACGAACGCCAGCCACGCCAGACGTACAGCCCCGACACGCGGACGTCGAAGACCATCGCGGCCATCGACCGGCTTGTGAGGTCGGGCGAGTCGGCGCGCGAGTCGTTTATCGCGACCGCGTGGGAGTGCGTGGCGTACTACACCGGGCGGCAATGGATCGAGTACTCGCGCGGACTCCAGCGGCTTCGGGACATCCCGGCAGACCCCTGGGAAATTCACATGGTCCTGAACTACATCAGGCCCGCCGTGGATACCGCCGTCGCGAAGCTGACGCAGCACCAACCGGGCTGGCTCGTGACGCCGCAGACCGACGACGAAGAGGACACCGAGAGTGCCCGCGCGTCCGAGAAGCTGCTTGAGTACCTGTGGCATCAACTCACGATGGGGTCCAAGACCCAAGAGCTGATGAAGTGGGCCATCATCACGGGCGTCGGCATCCTCCGGGTGGACTTCGACTCGGCAGCAACGGACACGATGGGCGGCCCCGACGCGGACACGGAGCACAAGGCTCCCGGCCTTCCGTTCGGCGCGGACCCATCGGAGCCGATGCCGTTACCCGAAGAGCCCGACAGCGCCGACGAACTCTTCGAGGGACCACCCGGCACGCATCACGCGACGGGCTTCCCGACGGTCGAGGTAGTGCCGCCGTTTTCGATGGTGTTCGACCCCGGCGCGGCGCGTAAGGATCTGTCTGACTGCCAATGGGCGGCTGAGATTCGTTGGCTGCACATCGACGTCATTCGCGACCGCTGGCCCACGATGGCCGAGTTCGTCACGTGCGACCGTGCGATGGGTGGCGACAACATCGCGGCCACGCTGCTTGCCGACATCCGGTCAGACTCCGGGTCATCACAAGACCTGACGCTCGACCGTGCGCGGGTGGTGTTCTACTACGAGCGCCCGAGCCCACGTCACCCCCGGGGCTACTACGCGGTCACGGCGGGCAACGTGCTTCTTGAAGAGTACGAGGGCCTTCCGTGCGGGCGGCTCCCGTTCGTCATCGTGCGGTACAACTCGATCCCCGGGAAGCTCTACGGTCAGGGCATGGTGGACGTGGTTCGCCCCGTTCAGGACATGCTCAACAAGCAGATCAGCAAGCGGCTCGAAGTCGTGGAACTGAACGGCGCACCCAAGTGGGCCGTCATGAAGGGCTCGATTGACGCCGGCGTGCTCACGTCTGAGCCCGGCGAGACCGTGTTCTACAACCCCGGCACGGTGCCGCCGCAACCCATCCAGTCCCCGCAGGTCAGCCCGCAACACGAAGCGCTCGAAGCGGCGGCGATTCAGCACATCCGCGAAATCAGCGGCATCAACGAGATCACGCAAGGCATTGTCCCGGCGGCTATCAGCGGGCGCGCGGCCCAATGGATGGCCGAGTTGGACGCCACGAAGCTGGCCCCGACGACACGCGAACTCGAAGAAGCGTTCAGCGTCACGGGCTCGATGCTCCTGAAGCTCTGGCGCGACTACATGCCCGTCGAGACGACCATTCAGGTGATGGGCAAGGGCTCAAAGCTTGAAGTGCTGTCGTTCCAGTCCGAGGACATCAGCACCACGAACGTGCGCGTACTCCCCGGCTCGATGGCGGTGCGTCACCCCTCGGTGAACCGTGAGACGGTGCTGATGCTCGCCAACATGGGCATGTACGGCGACGTCGTGAACGACCCCGAAGCGCGCAACCGCGTACTTCAGGAGATGGAGTTCGGAACGCCGGGACGCCTCCAAGGCGAAGCGGATCAAGAGGTCCGCTACCAGCGCGAGGAGAACTACCAGATCCTCACCGCGCCGATCATGCCGTCGCCTGACCCGAACCTCCCGCCGCCGAGCCCGGTCAAGGTCGAGCCGTACGAAGACCACGCGGCGCACATCCGGGAGATCAAGTCTCTCCTGATGAGTGACGCGCTGCGGGAGACCGAGGTGGAGCGCTACCAGTGGGCCGTCCGTCACCTTGCCGAGCACGAGGGTTATCTGTCGGGGCTGCGTCAAGGCTACGAGTGGTGGCGCGAGTACGCTCCCGACGTCGCGGCCAAGGTGTCCCCACCGCAGCCGCCACAGCCGCAACCCACCGTCGGAACCCGGAACGATGGTGGACCCCGCCACGGGCATGCCGCTCGACGTGTTCGGACCGCAGCCGGTGCCGATGGCGGTGGGCATGGAGAACGCGCAACCGCTGCCGATGGAGAACGGGCTTCCGTCCGTCCGTGGTCCCGGCGTGCCGCCGCTCGACCTCAATTCAGGGATGTAGCTTGACAAGACCGCACGCTGTCGTTCTCAATATGAGACGCGCGAGACGCGCAGGAGCTTAGCCCCATGTCCGAGACCGTCACGACCACCCCTGCCCCCGTTGCGGCTCCTGCTGCACCGGCTCGCACGGCCAGGACCCTCGCAGAAGCCACCCGCAACGCGATGGCAGCAGACTACGCGCCCGACGTGGCGTCCGGTGATGCGGCCCCGGCTGCACCCGCGCTACCTGCGAGCCCCATGGCGCAGATTGCGTCCGCAGCGGCTATCACCGAAGCCGCCGCCCGTGGCGAAGAGCCCCCGGCTCCCGAAGGCGAGACACCTGAAGGCGAAGCCGAGCCCGTCGAAGAGCCGAAGGTTGAGGCGGTCAAGCCCGACTTCGGACTGGTCAAGCACTTCCGCGCCAAGGCCGAGAGCGAGACGCAAGCCCGCATCCGCGCCGAAGCGGAAGTCAGCTTGCTCCGCGACCAACTTCAACAGGTGGTCGAGTACCTACAGCAGCAGAAGGCGCAACCTGCCGCGCCACAAGCCGCCGTTGAGCCCGAGTACAGCGAAGACGACTACGGCGACCCGGCGCTTCAGCAGCTTGCGGCCATGCGCCGTGAGATGGCCGAGTTCAAGGCGCTCAAGGCTGAACTCGACGCCATCAAGCAAGAGCGCGCGACCGAGAAGCTGAGCGCCAAGGCGTCGGCTATCGAAGCAGACCTCCGCAAGGACTGGGAGTCTGCCAAGGGCAAGTACCCAGTTTTGAGCAACCGCGAACACGCGGGAAAGCTCTGGGATATGGTCAAGGCGAACCCCGGCCTGACGGTTGAGGACGCCGCCATCATCCTGCAACATCGTTTTGGCGAGAGCCGCCCCGGGCCAGTCCCGGCGCGTGCACCAGTGGCGCAACC